GCTTATACAGAAGCGGATTATGTAATGTGGAAGAAGAAACTCGGATTGCGTTCCGAGGCGATTGTTGTTCAACCAAAGCAAAACCATCGTTGGTCCTTGGACATCCCCGCTAGAGTGCAGGGACAAATCTACGCAGTCAGGCCTGAAAAGATAATTGCGCTTGACAAAGACAGAAATAATATGGTAGAGTTCAAGCGAATCCGAGTGCGTCTCATTGTTCCCTATCGAGAAATCGCATGGGTCAAAGACAGAGACGCGATAGCTCATCTCTCCGGAAAACTCGAGCCTAACTCCATCGTTCTCATGGACGAGAAGGTGTGTGAGGTTAAGGCTTGGATGTATATTGGTACGGAATATTGGGATGAACTATTCGATGGTGGTTTTCTCTTCGCGCCTGTGCAACTGTTCACACCGAAGAGCACCGTAACTCGCCTTGGCATAAAACAGTATTCGAGGTTCACACAGTTGGAGTATGACGAGTAAGCTAGTTGCGTCCAGATTACCGTGCCCGTCGTGTACGTCCTCAGATGCGTATCATGAGTACGATGATGGGCACGGATTTTGTTTCTCTTGCAGGTATTACAAACACGGAAATAAATTAGAGGATGAGTTGAGTAATTATACCTATGAGTATCTTCCTTGGAGAGGGATTTCCAAAGAGATTTTTAAATTCTATGATGTGAAAACTAAGATTGACCCTGAGGGCAAACCTGTTGCTGTCGGATTTAAGTATCCGTCCGGGGCCCACAAAGTTAGATACTTAGATCAGAAGTCATTCAGCTGGGTTCCCGCTGGGGACCAATCGAACTCGGGTTTGTTTGGGCGTGATAAGTTCGATGCTGGCGTACACAAGTACCTCACCATCACCGAAGGAGAACTCGATGCGCTCAGTCTTTACCAAGTCCTTGGTTCGCCTGTGGTTTCTGTCAAGTCTGCTGCTAGTGCCGCTGCTGACGTTGGCCGTGATCGACAATGGGTTAACAGCTACGAGAGAATATATCTCGCGTTTGACGGGGATGCACCCGGGCGCGAAGCTACGGCAGCTGTGGCTCGACTATTCGACTTTAATAAAGTTTACCACGTCAAGTTCACACGACCCAATCGTAAAGATCCAAACGACTACGTGGCCAACGGAGAAATCTCCGAGCTTCGAAACCTATGGCATAATTCCCGAAGATACCTCCCAGAACAAATAATCTCGTCGTTAGACGAGTTCAAGCAGGTACTCGAAGAGGACAACAAGCCTAGTATTCCCTATCCATTCCCAACGTTAAACGAAATGACGTACGGGATTAGGACGGGGGAGAGTGTACTCTTGACCGCACAAGAGGGTGTGGGCAAGACTGAGTTGATGCACGCCATCGAATATTCCATTCTCAAAGGAACGAGCCATGACGTCAACATCGCAGCAATCTTCTTGGAAGAGCCTAAGCGACGCCACCTACAAGCTCTTAGCGGGTTGGAACTTCAAAAACCAGCCCATCTACCAGACAGTGGTTGTACCCAAAGTCAAACGCTGGCTGCTCTCGAAAAGGTTGTGGGGAAGGATGATCGCCTTCACGTTTACTCTCACTTTGGGAGCGACGATCCAGAATCACTTCTCGACACAATACGATTTCTCGTTAGTGCCCGTTCTTGTAACTATGTTCTTTTGGACCATATTACTATGGCTGTTAGTGGTCTCGCAGGCGAGGATGAACGCAGAGCGCTCGACTACCTCTCCACCCGACTAGAAATGATGGTGAAGGAGTTAGACTTCGCTCTGATCTTGGTCTCCCACGTCAACGATGAAGGACTAACCCGTGGCTCAAGATACATATCCAAGATTGCCGACATTCGAATTGATGCTACTCGCGATGTTGCTAATCCTGATGTATCTATACGGAACTTAACATACCTGACAGTCTCCAAGAATAGGTTCTCAGGGCGTACAGGACCAGCAGGTGTGTTGCGCTTCAACCCCGAAACATACTCCTTTAGAGAGGAAACAGAGTATGCCGACAGCGACGAAGATAGTTGGAGAAGTGCGCCAGTGGTTATGGATCAAACGCCTCTTGTCCCTACAGGGCAGGATGTACAATCACCCGTTACTGGATGATGGAAGCAACGTTTGTTTGGACATTAAGTATATCTCTAGTCACGTTGAAGGTGGAACCCCTCTGCTCGGGGACCGTCGTGGATACTACCTGATCAAAACACAATTCACGGCGGAACACGAAGCATACAAAGTTTACTTTGACGAGGAGGTTCAATGATCAAAAGATGGAAGGATTTAAAGTTTTGGGAGAGTGGGGAATATCAAGTTATCGAGGAACGCCTAAATGAACACAAGAACGAATACCACCCCATCAAGAGCAAAATCTTTGCTGCTATGGACGCTGTTCCTTTTCAGCGTGTTAGGTGTGCTATTGTTGGTCAAGACCCCTACCCTGACGCAAGCATGGCCACAGGGTTAGCCTTTAGTATACCTAGTGTATACAAAGAGTTTAACTACCCTCCTACTTTAGTTAATATACTTAAAGAATACGTTAATGACTTAGGGTATCCCTTTCCTAAGAGTGGTAACCTTGAGACTTGGTGTACTCAAGGTGTACTCTTATGGAACGTAATACCAGTACACATTAGGAATAAACCCTTATGGTACTCTAATTGGCTAGAGTGGTCCTTCTTAAACAAAGAGATGTTCTCTGAGTTAGAGAAAAAGAAGGATGTTTGTTTTGTCTTTTTAGGAAGTGTGGCGCGTCAGTATGCCATTGATTTGTCGTTTGACACAATGGTCATCCAAACGTCTCACCCTTCCCCAAGAGGCAGCATCAACTCAAAGCTTCCTTTCCTCGGGTCAAGAGTCTTCACTCATGTGAATGATAAATTAGTTGAAAATGGGCTCTCACCAATCGATTGGAGGCTTTGATATGAGCATTTACAAGAAAGCCAACAAACTCAAGAAGCGTCTTCGTAAACTGAAGAGGCTTAACGACGCAGACGAACGACGAGGCCAGCCTAGAGCGCTGAGCAAACCGTTCTCTGATCGTCGTGTGAACAGAAAGCGAAACAAGCGTAGGCGTGTAGCAAAGAACCGCGTTAAGTATTTGCCAAAGGGGACGCGCAATGTCGAACAAACGAGGACCGAAGTCCATCAAGAAACACCGCGACGAAAGGCTGCTGCGTAACCGACGCAGACGCCGTGTCAAGGGATATGTCAAAGTCTCTAGCCGTTTCGGGAACTTCGATTATCCGGGGAGCAAGGAGTATGTTCCGTTCAAATGGAGGGTTTAATCTCTTGCGTTCGCGTGTGTACTGGCAAACCCCCATGGGAGACCTGTTAGAGGTCCTGTGGAAAGAAGCCCACATAGAAAACGATGCGTTAGAAGCAATTAAAATCTGTGATGCAAACATTGAGGCTGGTAGGAAAACCTTAGAATTAGATCGTAAGTGGCGTGAGAGTATAACCAAGATTGGCTTAGCTGTTTTCGCGGAGAAAACCAAATGAAGTTCAAACGCCTCGATCACGTGAAGCGTAACCTACAACACACCTTCTGGGATGGTTTCGTTCTCGGCTACATTCTTAGGTTGGATGGCTCATACGTGGTGTTGGTCGAACGCTTCGACAAAACCATGTTTCTCTGCACCGAGGATCAACTTCAGTTGCACAAAAGACACGCGTGCAAACACGATCAAGGTTTCATCTTCAAACCTATGCCACCTCGTTGGGAGTGTGGGTTTGGATGTGGATATGCCGTGAACTTCAATCCAGAAGACGTCAACAGTATTGCGTTCAACGAAGCTAAGCCCGGACCAACTATCGAGCTTAAACCATCTAAATACTAGGGGGTTACTATGAGGCACTTTGAGTGTTCGTACTGTGGGGGTACTCTTCCAGAACCTTTCGTAGAACTCACTCCGCTCCAACGGAAACTCTACGAACGTCTGAAACTCGAGCCTATCTATACTCTCAAAGAGTTAAATAGGTTCTTCTACGGGCCAAAGGGTCCAGCCTCTCAGAACGCAGGGTATTCCATCTTGCAGCGGCTCGCTAAGAACCTCATTCATTCCCCTCTGCAAATTAGAGCAACCACCGTAATTCCCTACCAAATAATCCGTCTGGACGGTTCCCCCTATGCTCAGGTACCCCCTGATGAAAATAACTCACCCACGGCCTTCTAAAGGCCAATACGAGGCACTTTAAATGGAGATATATCTGTATGAATAAGTTGATTTTACCCCCAGATCACGAAAAGGAGGTTGACAAGAAGCCCACGAATGTGGTACCCTTCGAACGTCCCGTCACCGGTGGCGGTGGTGGCATCCCCTCAGATTGGTTGAAAGGGCTAAAGGAACAGACGGTGTTCCTCGCCCGTCCTCGGGATAAACAACCCATCAATCTGACGGAATACCACATCATCGCTCAAAACGAGAAGAGCACACTTCTCTTCGTCCGTGATCCTAGCGGCGGAAGCCAAGATGTGTACGTCTACGTTGACCCCAAAATATTTTCAATTCACTTCGAACTGTTTGAGATTATTAAAGATGGTGAGACAGCAGAGTAATGTAATCGGTCCTATCACACGTGCGGATTGGTCCACTTTATTGTATTTAAGAGAGAGTGTTAAATGGATGCGGGAGAACAATGCTGTTAAGTTCACACGCGCAATTAACAAAGAGAGTCGTTTGTATCAGGAATTAATTGGTAAATATAAGTGCGCTGCGTAGTTGACATTGAGTGTAACTCACTCATTAAGCCCACTAAAATCTGGCTCATTGTCTGCAAAGACATTGACACCGGGCAGCTACACATATTTAGAAACTTGACGGAGAATGAGGATGTTCATAAAAATGTTCTGGCAGAGTTTAAAAGATTTAGCCAACGTGTTAATCTCTGGATTGGGCATAACTTTCTTGGCTATGATTACCCTGTCCTTACTTCCCTACTCGAAGGTTGGGATATTGAAAATGTCACTGAGCATGTTTGCGACACACTTATTGTCTCGAAGCTGGTAGACTATTCTCGTGAAAACGGACATTCTATAGAAGATTACGGATTGGAGTTTGGACTTGAAAAGATTAAGTTTAATGATTGGACGCAATGGTCCCAAGAGATGGAAGACTATTGCATCCGTGATGTGGACATATGCGCTCGCATTTACAGCCGTTTTAGTAGGGTTATTGGCGATACAAGCTGGCAGTCAGCCCTCAAGCTGGAACACAGTTTCCAACTGGTCGTCAACAGCCTGCATAGCAACGGGTTTGCTTTCGACCGTAAGCGGGCTGAGAATTTGCTGGCTGATGTTAGAGAAAAATTAGAGGTTTTAGATGAAAAAATACTTAAGGAATTTCCTCCTCGACAAGTGGTCGAACGATACTTCACCCCCAAGCTCACAAAGCATGGAACTATATCTAGAACGAGTGTCCCTAGAAGTTTACATGGCTCTATTTCTGAATATGAAGCTGGAAAACAGTATCCTCTGTACAGAACAGTGGAGTTTAATCCAGCAAGTCACAAACAGATCATCGGAGTTCTTAGTAGTGCCGGATGGCGACCCACAGACAAAACCAAAACTCACATCGATACGGAACGCGATTTACAGCGAATACGATGGAGCAGAGGTAACTCAGAGCCTGAGCGTCGTGGAGAGTTGGAGTCGAAATTACAACAATTAGCTTTAACTGGATGGAAGATAAACGAAACAAACTTAGCTACTTTACCTGACAGTGCCCCCTCCCCTGCGCGTACTCTAGCCAAGCGTATTCTACTCGAAGCGCGTAGACGTACCCTCACCGAGTGGCTTGGCTTAGTCCAAGATGATGGCCGTATTCATGGCAGTTTCTACGGCATCGGTGCTTGGACGCATCGCATGGCCCATCAAAGGCCTAATACTGCGAACATCCCCACAGATGCGAAGCTCTATGGGAAAGAAATGCGCTCACTCTGGCGAGCACCTAGAAATAGGTTGCTCGTCGGGGTGGACGCAGAAGGTATTCAACTTAGGATATTTGCCCACTACATTGACGACAAGGAGTTCACCAATGCTCTCGTCAACGGTAAGAAATCCGATAAGTCTGACCCCCATTCACTTAACCAGCGAATTCTTGGGGATGTGTGTAAATCCAGAAACATCGCGAAAAGGTTCATCTTCGCGTACTTACTTGGCGCTGGTGTTGGGAAGCTTTCTGAAATCTTGGAAACAGATGAACGAGGCGGGCAATCCGCACTTGATCGTCTTATTGAAAGATACAAAGGTCTCCAAGAACTCAAAGACACGATTATACCGGCAGATGCGCGCCGTGGCTGGTTCCGTGGGCTGGACAATCGAAAGGTGCCCATACCGGGAGAAACTATCGGATCGAGAAAACATCTATGCATGTCTGGGTATCTACAAAATGGAGAAGCCATAGTTGTTAAGGCCACAATTTTAAAGGCCCACTCCGGTATATTAGAAATAGATAAGACCGCTAAGTTGGTGAACTGTGTTCACGACGAAGTGATCTACGAAGTGGCGAACAATGTGATCCGAGCGGAGGAAGTCAAAGAACATTTCTGTTCTTGTATTAAAGAGGTTGGAGAAGAATTGAAATTGAAATGTCCATTAGCCGGAGACGGCTCCGTCGGTTTAAATTGGTTTGAAATACATTAGTGGAGTTGTGTGTTATGCCTAAGTTTGAGATTGAGTTTACATATTCACAAACAGGTTATGAAATTGTTGATGCGGATAGTGAAGAACACGCAGAAAACGAATTCATGAAAACCTTGAGAGAATTTTATCCAGAAGCAATTGATATTGAAATAGTGGAGGTGAAAGAGATTAATGGCTAAAAAGTATGTTTATTTTCAGGGTAAGGCCAAATGGGCTAGGCTGGTTCAACCGGACCCCAAGTTCCAAAAGTGGCTCTTATCGTTATATTTCACCCCTAAGTCTCTCGACGAATTCAGAGAACTTAAACTCAAGACCCACCTTAAAAAGGATGATGATGGTTTCTTTGCTAAGTTATCTCGTCCGGTATCTAAGCTCATTAAGGGACAGAATGTTGCTTTCCTCCCTCCGCGAGTCTTTGATAAAGACGGAGTTCCGTTGGAGGGCATCCTCATTGGAAACGGAAGCGACGTCACCGTCAAGTGTGAACTTTACCAGTACACACCTCCCGGGGCGAAGGTTAAGGAGAATGCTATTCGTATGGAGAGTATAAGAGTTGATAATTTAGTCCCTTATAAACCCGACAGGGACCTTATGAAGGATGATGCAAAGGCTGCAGAAGGGCTCTCAGAGCAGCCCGAGCAAGTTTTCTAAAACCAAAGGAAGAAGAACATGAGTGAAGAAGCTCAGAAGACGGAGACCAAGAAGTTTTACAGTGTTGTGAATAGTGCGGGGCGACCCTACCATTACCACATCACTGACTACGACAAGGCTGTCCGTGAGGCAAAGAAGTCCGCTGTGTCCAACCGTGATGACACTTACATCATGACGGCCACGCAGTTGGCTCCGTGCCCAGTTCCCGAAGTTGAACTGGTTGCGGTCACCTAAAATTCAGGGGAGGGTTCCCTCTGGCAACCACGGTTGTCCGTCGTCTGCCCTCCCCTTTTATTTCTTGGGTACTGTCTATACGTCCTGTAGTTTAACCACTTAAAACGCTCAACTAATTTAGACCAAGTGATGTTGAGAAATATGGAGGAGGCCAATGTGCTCCTCGGGTCAAAGACAGTATTTGGCAAGTTCAAATTCTTTTGTGTGTAGTGTAGAGACGTCAGTAGGTCTGTAATGGACTGAAAGAACATAGCTGATTCGGCAGACGTGGGATTGACGCACCCACCGCACAGCAGCAGCCACGGTCCAAACGTAGGCGCTTTGACTACCGCCCTGAGTGTGGAAATGTACGCAACTGGGTGGCAATTGAGGCCCGCTTCGAGGAGAACTCCTCTAACTCCCGGTGTGCGGAGGCTAAAAACACCGACAAGTCTCTGGCTTAAGAGACGTGGGGATAGCGACCTGCACCGACGAAACCTCTCCGGGTGGCACACGTGATCAGCCAGCAACAGGCCTATGATCCTCCGAAAGGAAGTCTAAACGTAAGTGGGATACCGGTTCGATCCCGGTTGGCCTCAGCGCCAAGTGAAGGGACTTACACTTACGGGGTGAGCAAAGGGTGAAGTAGTCCGATGGTCGGCTGACCTCTCCGGTCAGTTAAACGAGCGCAGATAAGTCCTCCGCATTGACACCGTTGGGATAGCTAGGCAAATCGCCCCGTGGGAAAGAGGCCAATAGCAAAGAGAGAGTGATCTCCTGCCCTTAATCGTCCTACCAACGAACGACAAGCAATCAAGAGGCCCGCCCGGTGATATGCTCTCTAGCGTGTTTACTAGAGAGAGGAAAGCACCTCAGTAGTCCTACAGTGGGCTATGGGCAACACAGGGCATGTGTATAACAGGCCAAACATTCCGTGTCGAGCTAGTACTCACACAGTGGTCAGAAAATTGGTACGTCCTACACCGCGGAGAATGGGTTCGAGTCCCATTATCTTTAGGAAACTGGTGGACACTCCCCGGTAGGTATGCTATAGATGCAAGGCGGGACGACTGCCTTCGGATGCTCTCCCTAGGAATAGGGAAAGGAGGAGACCCCTGAAAAGGCAACCCTCAGAAATGCGCTAGTGACGTCAGCGCCTGTGTGTTCATGGGAACGCTACAACACCCTACGGAACAACTGGCTATCCTCCTTCTGAGGGAGGACGCTCAATCCCTAAGGCAGGAATGGGATAATGCCCCACTCCACGATACCGCTGCCCTCTCGGCCAGAGGTGGCAGAGGACTAAGCGGAATGATCGGTAACCGATACGATCTCTGGTAGCCACCGGGAACCCCTAAAAAGGCAATCCCTAGGTCTTCCTTTACATGGAGACTGAAACACGGAGCCACATAAATCGGCATACCAAGCATCTAGTTTTGTGGAGGTATTGGGCCCTTTCGTCAATAAGCTCCCCGTCTCATTAGCGGGGTTTCGGTAGAAAGGAGATACGCCATGATGACTCCGTTCACCACAAACAACACATTCAGGCTAACATTAGGGATGATCTTTCGGAGGCCTCCTTAGCGAGGCTCATCCGCCCGGGTGAGTAAACCAATAAGGGAGAAAAACAATGTACCACCCATACATGCCGTACCCACCGTTCATGCCCCCAATAAACACTTCGGAGGACGCGTGGAAGCTCTACAAACGAATTAAGAAGATGGAAAAAGAAGAAAAAGATGGTGGAAAGAAGGACGGAAAGAAAGACGACAAAGGAAGAGGTCTTCTATCTCCCTTCACAACCATTCAGTGGCTAATCATCCTGTGTACCTTGGGACCAATAACCGTTCCGTGGTACGTTCTAGGTATCGTCAACTCGTGGAATTCGGCGGCCATAGCAATAAAGGCTAGCCTCAATTAAATAACGAATGAAATTAATAACAAACCTAATTCCAGACATTTATGATCTGATGAAGAGAAAGGATGGCTGGTTTCATGCGGACCTTGCACAGAGCTTCTCTGAGAGCGTTTCCAAGAGGCTACAAGAGCAACTCGGAGAAGAGCGAAGAAAACCAACACTCAGGTTATCGGGCATGGGCCCAAGATGCCCTTGTGCTCTTTGGCATTCTATCCACACGCCTGAATTGGCTGAACCGTTACCTCCGTGGGCGGAGATAAAGTACACCTACGGACACATTATCGAAGCAATGGCCATAATGTTGGCCAGAGCATCTGGACACACAGTCACAGGAGAACAAGACCATGTTGAAGTCGATGGTATTGTTGGTCACCGAGATTGTGTGGTCGATGGGTCTATTGTTGACGTTAAATCTACCAGTAGCCGTGGTTTTATCAAATTTAAAGATGGGTCGATTGAACAGGATGACCCTTTTGGCTATTTGGATCAACTTGATGGTTATCTGGTGGGAAGTCTCAATGACCCGCTTGTTACCAATAAAGAGTCTGCATATCTTTTAGCTATTGACAAACAACTAGGACATATGGTACTATATGAACATAAAATCCGCGAACAGCACATACACAATCGTATTGCCCTCTTTAAATCAATTGTTGGATTGCCTTCTGCTCCCCAATGCGAGTGTGGAACTGTCGCCGACGGAAAGTCTGGTAATCTCAGGCTTGATGTTAAGGCAAGCTACTCCCCTTTCAAGCATTGCTGCTTTCCAAAACTTAGAACATTTTTATACTCCGATGGCCCTCGATACCTAACCAAAGTAGTGAGGAAACCCGATGTCACAGAAGTCGACAGATACGGAAAAGTCATATATTCTAACTAGAGTAGACTGCACTGAAGAAGCAATTCTCAACGAAGAATTTCCGAATTCCGGTGAACCAGCCATATGTTGGCGAAGATTTCGTAAAAATTACAGGGCTTCTCAAACATTGAAGGTACGTTGTATTTTCCTCCAAACGTTGACCCCTATCCAATACTAGATGATTTAGAGAAGAAATTTAAAGAGAGCATCCCCTATGGACTCGACAAACCTCTCGACTGAATTTAACACATGGGATTACCGAAGCTTTCGTCCTTGTGATAACGGCAGAGCCGTAGAGTTTGAAGAAGGTGCGTGGGAACGCGCTGAGTTTATTGAATGGGTTGGAGGTTATCCGATCTTAACTAGAAGAACCTTTTGAAAAAGAAACGAAGAACTCGAAATACGTTCGAGAAGAAATTAGAGAGACAATTAAAACGTGCGAAGATTTTCTTTGATTACGAGAGTGAAAAGATTCCTTACGTCTTGGCGAGACACTACATCCCGGACTTTATCCTTCACACTCCCAAGGGTAAAATCTACGTCGAAGCGAAAGGCCATTTCGATAGGGACGCGAAGGCTAAGATGGCTGCCGTTAAAAGGCAGCATCCTAATTTGGATATCAGGCTCGTATTCTATCGCAAAGATAAGAGAAATATCAAATGGGCCGAAAGACACGGTTACCTATTTAGTTTTGAGAAAATCCCGGAGGATTGGTTAATATGAGTGAAGAGAGACAATTATTCTACCACCGGAACGATGTGGACAGGTTCATCAGAGAAACTGCTCTTTATTCGTTCTTACTCGGTGTTGGATTTACTGCGGTACTCGGCTATTTTATTACCTTTCTAAATAAGTGAGCATTAGAGAAGTAGAGAACACCCTTCAAGTGTACGATTTAAGTGAGATCATTGAGAAGAATGATCTGACGGAGGCCGATGTTCTTCTATTTCTCGTCGAACAAGGATTTCTAGAATTACCTGATCCAGAGCCCCTAGATTTCAGCGATGACTAAACACCCAACAACTAGATTAGAACGTAGAAAACTTGACCAGAAAAAGAAACAAGAAGAACGAAGCGGTCGTGTTCGGAAAAAGCTCATTAGAGAATTCGCCAAAGAACAGGAGGCGAAAGATGAACTCCGAGAATACACGCGAGGTGACCTTCAACATATCCATGAGTAATATCGAAGCCGCCGTTGAGACGCACTGTCTCCGGGCTTTGACTGGCTATGTGAAGGATAACGAAGTTGTCCCCAATATGATCTTTGGGGAGCCCGTGAACGGGTTTGATCAGGATGGAAAGCCCACTGTGGTTGTCCCCGTCCAATGCACAATAAAGGAGGTGTCTAAAGTAAACTGAATGGCTAAACGAAAACGTAATTACAAGAAAGAGACTGCCTATGAAAACCGACCGGAACAGGTTGCTCGCCGTGTCGCTCGTAACCGAGCGCGGCGTAAGGCGATTCGTGAGGGGCGTGTACGTAAAGGTGACGGAAAAGAGCTTGACCACGTCGGATTCCACCGTACTGGCTCACTCGACAACGTACCAACTCGTGTGGTCTCTCGCAGAACTAATCGTAAACGGCAGCCCAAGCGGGGCGGGTCCAAGAGGTAGATAGTTAAGACTACAAGGAGGTTGTTATGCTTCTCACAATTAGAAGCAAATTCCTCCTACGTCTAACTTGGGGGAGGCGTCTTTTATATCCCTCATATGTAACAGCCCACCACAAATTATGGTTAATCTGGCTGTTCAATTCTTTAGTAAGTAAAGGAAAGGAAAATGTCATGGTACAAGATACTCAGCTGGTTGAGGCTCACCAAGAGCTCGAAGCAGCAGGCCTCGTCTCGGCGGAAGCAAAGCCCGAAGAAGTCAAGGTCCAAGTCCAAGGCGAAGACCACGTCGAAGGTACGCCAGTGACTGTTCACTAACGGCTTAAATGTCCGTTTCCCTCCGAAAGGAGGGAGCTAAAAGAAACCCCCGTGTGCACCGAGTTTTACTCGGTACGCAACGGGGGTTTTCTATTGGAGTACGCGTATGCTAAAAGTCACACACAAGAATGTGATCTACGAAGTTGAAGAGACTGGTCCCAAGATGGACAGTCCCTGCGGTTATTCAGTTTACCCCGAAGACATGTGCAAACTACTAATGTTTGGCGAACCCACGGGTAAAGAGCGAATGGCCATTATTAAGAAGTACAAAAACGAAAAGAGAAAACTAATGAGTACAATTAATATTCCCTGTGCAGCCCCTGCATGCTGTCCCTCCCTAAATTCTTTAGAGTCTATGGACCAACCTATCCCACTGGCTCCGGCTGGTTTCAAATCAATAGGGTGTTTCCAGACTCCAAAAAGGAGTACTAACATGTACAACGAAATGCAAATCCGTGAGGTCACGGACGAGTCGCGCAAGGTCGACATTCTCCTCGGTGAACTGCACGATGCCATGGATGACAAGCGCAACAATCTGCGCTTGAAGTACGGCATCGATCAGACCTATCCCAAGAATCGCGCTGAACTTGCGGCTTGGTTGAAGGAAGGCAAGTACATCATCGATGGTCTCGATAAACTCGGTGATGAGGAGGTCGTCTATTGGAACATCCGCGACAAGATTCGTTTCACTTCAGTCCCCAAGGATCAGAAGGGTTACGATGTTGCCTACGAGATGCTAATGGCCACCTATAACAAGGCTCGCGTTCAGATTCAGATTCTTCCGCCAGCAGATGGCTTGAAGATTCTCGAGGCCTTTCAGGCATCCTGACGCTTGGCTGTGGCTACAAGAACTAGAAGAGTGGTACCTAAACCACCTTGAGTA